CCGCTGCGGCATTTTCCGAGACCAGCGTGCGGTGATTGATTATGACCTCAGGCGATACAGCAGTAGTCAGGTAACGGGATTTTCAGCGCTGCCGGTGCTGGAGAAAAGCCCGGTAATGCAGGTTTATGGAGCATCCAAAATGAGCATCAACAAGGGGGGAGCCCAATGAGCAACATCGACAAACGGGCGCTTCGTGAAGTGGCTGAGAGGGCTACGCCGGGGAATTGGCGCCGCACCTCATCACTGTTCAATGGCATCACGGTAACGCCATTTTCTCTTTGCGGTGAAGAAGTGACGTTAGCCCATACTGTTGAGAAACGTGACGCGGAATTTATCGCCGCAGCCAACCCCGCCACCATGCTGGCGCTGCTGGATGAGCTGGAAACCAAAGAGGAACAGCGCGCCAATTGGTTTCGGATGGCGCAGAAGTTAGGCGAGGATTTGGATACAGCAGAACGCCTCATAGCCGAACTGGACCAACGCCTGATTGAATACGCGGGAATTGCAACCCGTGAGGCTCGCCGGGTGGCAGAACTGGAGGCGCGGAAGGTCAACCTGTCAAAACTCAGCGTTGGAGAAGTCATGCACATGACCGGATTCAGCCGGGATTATGCCGAGGGTTGGTGTGCTGGTAATGATAATGCGATACACGAAATACGCACCGCTGGCATCAAGGTTAAGGAGTCGTGATGGAATCGCAATCTATTCTGGATATGTGCTGCGGCTCGCGCATGTTTTGGTTTAATAAGCGCGATGAACGCGCCGTATTCGCCGATATCCGCGCCGAGGAGCATATATTGTGCGACGGTCGCCGCCTGGTCATCAGTCCTGACCTCATTGCTGATTTTCGTGCGCTACCGTTCGCTGATGCGTCGTTTCCGGTCGTGGTATTTGATCCGCCTCACCTGGAACGTGTCGGCCAAACGGCCTGGATGGGCAAAAAGTACGGGAGACTCAACAAAAAAACATGGCGTTCTGACCTCCGCGCCGGATTCAAAGAGGCGTTTCGGGTGCTGAGGGCACACGGCGTTCTCATTTTCAAATGGAACGAAACGCAGATTCCGGTTAGCCAGATTTTGGCGCTTACTGACGTGAAACCAATTATTGGCCAGCGCACCGGCAAGAACGATAAAACCCACTGGATTATTTTTGTGAAGGACTAACCCATGACCACTATTACCAAAGAACGCATTGAGCAATACGCCAATGACCCGCGCATGTTTAATGTTAACGATGAAATTCGCCAGATTGCTCGTATCGCGCTGGCATCGCTCGAAGAGGAGGCTATTGGTGAAGTTTCAGAGAAGCGGCATGGTCTTGTTATGGATGGAATTGTAGACCTTGGTGGGGAATATACTTACCGCATCATTAAGGGATAAAAAGCGATGAAGCGGTTGCCGCTGGGAACGAAGTTCTACATCGCACCGCCAGCACTGGTAGTATCAAATGATGACCGTACTCTAACATCAGGCTAGGTATCATTTTACTGTTTCTTTACATAAACATTACTGATATCGTTTAGCTGAAACCATATGCACTGCTAGGACTTTATAAATGAGTATCAATGAGTTAGAGTCTGATCAAGAAGATTGGGCGTTATCAATGTTGTGCAGATCCGGTGTCTTGTCTCTATGTAGGCATCACGAAGGTGTTTATGTAGATGAAGGTGTAGATATAGAGTCGGCATACAAATATTCAATGAAGGTTTATAAGTCTAACGAAGACGAATCCCCATTTTGCAATGCGCGAGAAATGACTGATGCCGTACAAAATTATTATCACGAGTACGGGGGAAACGATACTTGCCCTCTCTGTACAAAACATATAGATGATTAAATCCAATATTACATAACAATCCTCGCACTCGCGGGGATTTCTTTTATCTTAACCCGCTGCGGCGGGTTTTTCGCCTAAAATCTGATATGAAACAACATGCTAGCTTTTGCAAAAAGTGCTATTCACCTCTTGAATATTCTTTCTAACAGGTATGCTGTGTTTATATACAGTAGTTAAATGTAGAGGGAATTATGAGAATTGAACTTGTTATCAGCCGGACAAAACAGCTTCCGGAAGGTGCCGTTCCTGCGCTTGAAAAAGAATTAATTGCCCGTCTCCAGAATCAGTATGAAAACTGCAACTTAACCATCCGTCGAGGCAGTCAGGATGGTCTGAGTATCGTCGGTGCTGCTGATGGCGATAAAAAACGTATACAGAGCATTCTGCAGGAAACGTGGGAAAGCGCTGACGACTGGTTTTATGCATATTAAGCATCGTGGAGTCGCAGACGTTTCCAGAAATAAAGTCAGTGTGACGGGGGGTTACATGTTAGAAGACTTACCAGAATCAGGGTATGCGGTTATACGTTGTTACGATCATTGTGTAGTGGCAAGGTTCGGTAGTATTCCGGATAGCGGACGCGCTCTGATGTATCGTCGTGGTGACGAGATATCTTTTGTTCCCCTTCATCCTGATGACATAGTTGGAACTCCAACATTATTTACGCAAATGTTAGAAAAGGCAGGCTATCGAATTACCCGTTGCTTTGATACACTTCAAATGTAGGCCTGAACAACCTGCACCTGCTGCGCCACGGAGAACACCATGGCGCACGAATTACAACTCATCAAGCAGTCATCTGGAATTCTGATCCCCGCTACGCCGGAGACCAGCGAAATTCTGCAATCAAAAATCAAACTCGGCGCCGTGCTGGTGGCTGAGTTCCGTCAGGTGAGGAATCCTGCATTCCATCGCCGCTTTTTCGCGTTGCTTAATCTTGGGTTTGAATACTGGGAACCTACCGGCGGCGCCATTTCTGCCAATGAGCGCAAACTGGTAAACGGTTATGCAAAGTTTCTCGCTGCATATGGCGGGAATGAAAGCGCATTACTGGATGCGGCTGAACAGTATCTGGAACAGATTGCAAACCGCCGGGTAACAAACGGGATTAGCCTGTGTAAATCATTCGATGCCTACCGCGCATGGGTGACGGTTGAGGCTGGTCACTATGACGCCATCCAGTTACCGGACGGCACCCTTCGCAAACATCCCCGCAGCATCGCTTTTTCCAGCATGGATGAGGTCGAATTTCAGCAGTTGTATAAATCCGCGCTTGATGTTCTCTGGCGCTGGATTTTATCACGTACATTCCGTACTCAGCGCGAGGCCGAGAACGCCGCCGCCCAGCTCATGAGCTGGGCGGGGTGATGGCGATGAAATACTCCTGGTTCCATCATCATGACTGCACAACCGAGCAGGCCGACACGCTGATATCGGATTATCAGAAGCGGGGCATAAGGACAGGAAAGAGCCTGAACCCTGACTTCATTACCTGGACTGTCAGCGCGAAATTACCTGAATATGCACACCGGGTGCGGACGCCAAAATCCTTACGCCAAAAGGTCTGGGGGTGAGCATGGCTAAATTACCGCGCCGTAAGTGCGCAAACAAAGAATGCCGCCAGTGGTTTCACCCGATACGCGAGGGGCAGATCGTTTGCTCGTACCAGTGTGCCAGCGCCGTCGGCAAAGAACAAACCAGAAAAGCTCGCGAAGCCGCGCAACGTAAGGCGCAATCCCTTCAGCGCGCCGCTGAGAAAAAAGAACGCGCCGCCTGGCGCCAGCGGAAAGCCGCGGTTAAGCCGCTGAAGCACTGGATTGACTTGACGCAGCGCGCCGTAAATGACATTTGCCGTGAAACCGAACTGGCAGAAGGACTCGGTTGCATCTCCTGTGGAACGAAGACGGCGTTCGCATGGCATGCAGGCCATTACAGGAGTACGGCCGCCGCCGGGCATCTGCGCTTTACTCGCTTCAACATCCATCTTCAGTGTGATGTCTGCAACGTCTACAAATCAGGGAACATCGAAGCATATCGTACCGCGCTGGTTGAGCGTTACGGTGAGGCGGCGGTGCTGGCACTCGAGAACAATAACACCCCGCACCGCTGGACGGTCGAGGAGCTGAAGGAAATCAGGCTCGCGGCTCTGGCGGATCTGCGTGCGCTAAAAAAGCTGGAGGCCGCATGAAACCAGAACTGATCGAGATACTCCGCATGCGCTGGCAGCGCCTCCGCATTTACCGCCGTCCGGGGTCGGTGTTGGTTGACTACCGCATCCTGCGCAATTTTGTTCGTATTTATCAGTTCACAGGATTTACTCAATGAACACTCAATACCTCCAGTATGTACGTGAGCAGCTAATGGTAGCGACAGCCGATTTAAGCGGGGAGACTAAAGGGCAGCTTTTGGCCTGGCTGGAGAACGCGCAATTCGACACGAAAAACTATCCCCGAAAAAAACAGCGTAT